CCACAAAGTACCTATTGCGTTGCTCGCCGCAATTTTTTTATTTCTTCTCCGCTAATATCAAGAGAATCATAGGCACTCATAAACTCTGCTTTTTGCTCACTTTCTAAGTTCAAAAACTCATCTAAATCTTTAAAGAATCTATCTTTGTACTCATCATCTTTATAACAACCTAAATAAGTAGAGATTTCTTTGAATGAACGGATCGCTCTTTGTTCACAAAGCTCATTTGTTAATTGTCTCTATACATTATATAGAGTTCATCTAAGTTCTTACTTTCTAATTCTTTTCTTAGCTTAGATTCCTCTTTTTTCATTGCCTCAGAGATAGCAGTTTCTCTTTTCTTTGGGAAATCATCAACTTCCTGTTGATACTTTTCCATCTCTTCTAGAGGCGCATCTGATTTTGGCTGTTTTGGATAAGGAACCTTAACATTCTTCCATAAGCTCTGAGTAAGCTCACGAGCAGAGAAAATAATATTATAGTTAACTAAATCATCTTTAGTTAGGTCTTCTTTATCCTTTACAGAGATTAGATATTCATCGCTTTCTGGATCTCTCAAAGCTCTGCGAAGTTTAGCACTTTCTCTAAGAGCATAAACTCTAGCTTTATTAAGATCAGCATCTCCTAGAATTCTCATATATACATAAAGATATTCATTATTACCTAGATCTAATTCAAAAACTCTTCCCCAATCAAATAGCTTATTAATCGCCACTTCGTTGCGTTCTGCGTCCATCTTTCTCCTATTTCCTTTCTTAGTTCCTTTAAAAAATTAAAAGGAGCTATACCTACTTTCATAAGTATTAGCTCCTTTAATCGTAATCCTTGTTATTAGCTAACTTTCTAAATTGTAACTAACCAATTTATGTATTTTCTATTTCACCTAAATGATAGTCTGAAACAGTTCTTCCACTTTCGTTCATTATATAAACATCCCCCTCCAAAATCTCCTCTAGGATAGTTCCATCCTTGTCTAAGTAAAGATAAACTCCGCACGGAAATTCTGTATCTACGGTAAGTGTAGATTCTGCATCATAAATAACATCTAAACGCTTAGGTACAAATGTCCATCTTTCTACACTAAGTCCTTTCTCTCTACCACTAGGCTCAATAATTTTTGCTGTAAACATTCTTCTTCTCCTTCTTCTTCTAAAAAATATTTGTAAAGGAGAGGCTTTAGGTCCCCTCCTTTACATAAGATAATGTGATCTATTTATTTAGATCTAAGGTTGGTACTCGCCTGAATATATTAAACATTGTCCGGTTACAGAACGCCAGTTGAATGTGATCGTGCCATTCTGATTAACCTGGCCCTGGAAGTTATCTGTGGTCAATGTCATATCTGGAATTCTAACTGTCTTTAGTACTGTATATGGAACTGTATCATCGCATGGATCTTGTAGTTTGATCAATAGCTCCAGAGTAGTATCTATACATCCTTCTCCTGGTTGCCATTCTGACACACCGGATGCTAGGATTTCTCCGTCTGTCAATAGAGAGATAAGTTCATTATCAGTATCTAATACTGTAAGAGTACCTTCTACTGTAGGAACCTGTCTTTGGTAGCCTACAACAGCTCTATTACCAAGTTCTTTTACTGCCTGAACATTCAAGTTGCCGTTAATACTAACTGACTGAGCTCTCAGAATATCGTTAGTAGCAATAGAAATGTCCACGTCCTTACCACGAATAGATGCTGGCATAACGTCGTCATCTACATCAGTCCAGTTGTTTCCTGCTGGATCAGCGTGGTAAACAGCAATAACTTGAGCAGTTCTTGTATCACCAGTAGTAAGTGTAGTGCCTACAACTCTATATTCACCAGTAGCAGGAGCACCACTAACCTCAGTTAGATACTCTCCATCTAGTGTTACGGAAAGAGCATAGTTACCGTTTTTTAGCTGAATTGGTGTCTGTGTTAGAGTGAACGACGTAGTACCTGTCGTAAACTTATCCATGATTACGTCGTACTTTAAGTATCGACGTTCAGAACCAATCGCTGTATAATCCTCTGTAGAATCTCCATCTACAGAATAGTTGAAAGTAAAGTCCCTAACTTGTAATCTATGACCATGCAGACTTTTAACATAGTCTGATACATCAGGATCTTTTACAAAAAATGCAACATCAACCTCAGAAAGAGCAGAAATATCTACACCAGCAGCAGGATAAGTGTCTGGATCTGTTCCTGTTAGAGCTGAAAATACTTTAACCCCAACATCAAAAGCTGAGAACGATACTGTTACGTTGGGAGTATCTTTTACTGTGCCAGCGTGAGTTGGATTTCCCAGTTCATCAACGTCTGTAGTTGGAACTTCTGCATTTAGAGATGCCCTCTGAATTCTTGATGCTTTGAAAGAGTCACGTGGACCTATGATAAATAGTTGTAACTCTTTTGATGGCACTGCCAATCTTTTCGCCATTTATTACATCTCCTTTAAACTTGGTCATTTTGTGTTAACACAATAACCTGACCTCGATAATATTTTAATGAATTTTCTTCTACTATAACTGGTATAGGTAGAAAAGATTTTTTTAGTAAACCTAAGTGCCCTATTTTAGAGGGCGATACAGAGGGAGGAAATCCCTCATCATAATTATACACGTTTATGCCACTATCTAGAGAATTTAGAATTTTATAACAAAAATCGTCTCTTTGTGATTTATTTTTAGCAAAAACGTCAATATACCATTTTCTAATTCTAAGAGGGGTTTTATTCCCCATTTCATAGATTTCATGATCTAATGTTCCAGCATCAATAGCAATGGTAGGCAATTGAACTACAGTCTCAGGAAAGCTATCTTCTATGATCGCAAATGTAACAGTAGCGAATAGATCACTAATATGATAGAAAACACTGAGATCTTCCTTTCTTTCTAACCACAACGCCATTTTAGTATCCTCCTACTGTTGCAACTAGTTTGGAAAAAACAGGTCTATACCTACGACCCGTGATGCCTAGTTCAACTCTTCCTTCTTTCGTAACATTTACATCAAGATTCAATCTTATCCTCGCTAGAACATTATCTAATTTATTCTGATCTACATAAGTTGCCACACTTGAGAACTTACCGTAAAGCTGTTTATTTTTTTCTAGTTCTATAGATATTTGATCTATAGAACTATCTATTTGAGCTAAATTAGTTTTAGCTCTAGCTATTTCTTCTTGTAAAGAAGTTTCACTTTTTTGAGAGTTTGATAAGAACTCTTGGTATTGAGTTCTAAATTGGCTCTCTATTTTAGTTTCAGCTTTGTCTATAAAATTAGTAGGTTTATTATAAGAGGGGAACGCTGTACCGCCTCTATCGGATGCTAAGGTAGTAGTACCCTTATCTAAAAGCTGCCAAAATGCGGCTGGTTTTCCAGAGTTTTCTATTCTGGACCTTATAGTTTTATGATATGGACCACCTGGATTTTGATATATCTTCTCTCTCCATATCCTTGATGCCCTTTCTGCATCAGCGCCTCTAGAAATTTTTAGTTCTTTCCTTGTTTTCTCTACGCCCTTAGCCCAATCTGAGAGATTTCCAGCTCCCCCCTCGAAATTAATTGTCGCCCTTACTCTAGTATTTCTTCCAGTTCCAGTTATTTTTATAGAGAAAATATCTGGATTATCTGCTACTGATAATAGAGCTTCAAGAAATAAAGGAAAGGCGAACTCTCTGTTGTCCCTAACTGCTGTGATTATTTCAATTTGGAGTATAAATTTAGCATCTTCTTTCACCCCCTGAACAATAGATTCTGCTGTTTGAGTTTTGAATTTACCACCAGATTCTCTTAGAGATTGCAGAGTAGCTTCTGCTTTTTCTAATTGTGATACTAGTCTAGCCCTATATGTCTCCAAAGTTTTAATAAAACGTCGGCTGAACTCATTATTATTATGAAGTTGTTCTATTTCTCCTAGTAGATCGTTCAGCATGATTATAATTCCTCAGTCTACCATAAATAGTCAATGTTTCCAAATATCTCTCTAACTATGCTTCTAGTCAGTCCATTTAGCTCATCTAATATGTACTTTCTTACATCTAGAAATTCTTCTGAGCCTGGTTCGTAATCTAGTTCTAATC